GCGGCCTCGACCTGCCCGTCGCCTGCACCTTCATCGACTCCGGCGACGGCAACCGCACCCAGGCGGTCTACCAGTTCTGCCGGATGCGCGAGCGCGAGAAGGTCTTTGCCTGCAAGGGCAGCTCCACCACGGCCGCGCCGCTGGTGAACGAGGCCCGCCGCGTCGGCAGGCAGAGGGTGTTGCTCGTCATGGTCGGCAGCTCGACGGCGAAGGACCTGATTTTCTCGCGGCTCAAGATCGATGACAGCGAGAAGCCGGGCTACGTCCACTTCCCGAAAGGCCACGACTCGGGCTGCGATAAGGCATACTTCGAACATCTAACCGCGGAGGCCCTGGTGACGCGTCAAACGCGGGGCGGAGAGAGGTCCACATGGGAAAAGCTACGACCCAGCAGCCGAAACGAGTCACTGGATTGCGCGGTCTATGCCTGGGCGGCGAAGGCCTTTACCCGTGCGCAGATGCCAAAGCTGGCGCGTCAGCTGCAGGCGCGGGCGGCGCAGCTCGATCCGGCCGAGGTCGCCGCGCGGCGTGCGCCGTGGGAGTTGAGGACAGCGGCCACAGCCTTAGCCTTGGGCGCGGCCTTGTCGTCACCGGCCTCCTCGCCGGCATCACCTTCGCTTCCAGCTAGGCGCTTCAAAAGGCCGAAAAAACGCATAAAACGTCCCGGTTTCGGTTGGATTCATGGCAATTAGCGCATGATTTGACCGTTTTTCGCATACCCCCGTAAGACCTTGGGGTGAGCTCCGCCCCCACGCCCATCCCGCAGCGCCCGACGCAGTCGCTCCCACCGGAGTTGCGCTCGGGCGACACGCTCGTGTGGGAGGTGCAGACCAGGCTTCCCCCCGGCTACACGCTCTTCTTCGTGCTGACGGCCGTGCTGGCCAACGTGCCGGTACGGATACTCATCCCCGCCGCCACCATCGACGCCAACGGCCTCGCGACGTTCAACATCGCGGGTACGGTCTCGGGCGCGTGGCAGCCGGGCCGGTACCAGTGGGTGGCCTTCTTCACGGACACCAACGGCAACCGCGCCGAGCTCGCCCAGGGCGTCGTGCGCATCCTGCCGAACGTCGCCGGCGCGGCCCCCGTCGATCCGCGCAGCGCGAACGAGAAGCTGCTGGGCGCGATCAAGTGTCTGCTGCAGGGCAAGGCGCTCGACGACGCGCAGATGTACAAGATCGGCGGCCGCGAGCTGACGAAGATGGCGCTGATGGACCTGCTCAAGTGGGAGGGCCTGATCGAGGCCCGCGTGCGCAACGAGCGCATCCGCCGCGGCGAGTACGTTCCCACCAAGACCATCGGAATCACCTTCGGCGGCAGGGGGCAGCGATGATCGTGCTTCTCAACATTTTCTTAATTCTCGCTGGGTTGCTCTTTCTCTGTTGCCTGGCGGCGTTGGCGGCTCTGGGTATGTTTGAAGTCCTGTCGGCTTGGAGAAACCGCTGATGCCGGTCCTCGACCTCACCGGCGCCAAGCGGCTGGAGGGCTACAAGCCCTCGCGCGGCGGACGTCGCACGCTCGATGCCGGCAGTATCCCTGGGCTGATCCCCGGCAGCGGCAGCGGCGGGTTTGCGGCCGCGAAGATCAACCGGCTCACGATGGACTTCATCGCGCGCTCGCGCTCGGCCGACCAGGATCTCTTCGGCGACAACATCCGCCTGCGCGCCCGCGCCCGCAAGCTCGCGCTCGATAACCCCTTCGTACGCAAGTTCCTCCGGATGCTTGAGCAGAACGTCGTGGGCCCCGCGGGAATCCTGATGCAGGCCAAGATCACCGGCGTCAACGGCAAGGTCACCACCGAGACCAAGCGCATCAACCAGCGCATCGAGGAGGAGTGGAACGCCTGGTGCGAGGTCGGCAGCTGCACGGCCGACGGCAAGTTCAGCTTCGCCGAGCTGCAGCAGATGGTCATCAAGAACATCGGCCGCGAGGGCGAAAACCTCATCAAGCAGGTCTACGGCCGCAGCTTCAACCCCGTCGGCTTCGCGCTGCAGCCGCTCGATAACGACCAGCTCGACGACAACTACATGGTTTCGAACGGCAGCGACGGCGGCTCGATCCGCATGGGCGTCGAGGTCGACAAGTACCGCAGGCCGCTCGCGTATCACCTCTGGACCGGGCATCCGCAGGACATCGTCGCCAGCGATCGCCAGCGCCTGCGCGTCCCCGCCGACGAGATCATCCATTCGGCCATCTGGGAGCGGCCGGGGCAGACCCGCGGCTACACCTGGCTGGCGGCGGCGATCCTCGCGCTGAACCAGTACGCCGGCTGGGACGAGGCCACGCTCGTCGCCGCGCGGGCTTCGGCGGCGAAGTTCCTCACCATCGAGACCGAGATGGCCGACGGCGACGACTTCGGCGACGAGGACGAGGCCGGCGACGATCGCAACACCGACGGTACCCAGATCATGACCGGCAACGCCGGCGAGGCCCTGGTACTCGACCCCGGGCAGAAGGCCAACTTCACCGACCCGCGCTTCCCGATGAACTCCCACAAGGACTTCTCGCAGACGATCCTGCGGTCGATCGCGACGGGTCTGCTGGTCAGCTACCCGTCCCTGGCCAACGATCTCGAGGGCGTGAACTTCAGCTCGATCCGCGCGGGGCTGCTGGACGAGCGCGACTCCTGGCGCGTGATCCAGCGCTGGTTCATCCAGCACTTTCTGCAGCCGGTCTTCAAGTCCTGGCTGCGCATGGCGCTGCTGACGGTGCTCTCCGACCTGCAGCTGAGCGAAAAGCAGAAGCGGCAGATCGCCTGGAAGGCCCGCGGCTGGGACTGGGTCGATCCGCAGAAGGACGCGAACGCCGCAATCCTCAAGCTCGGCAACGGCCTAACCACCTTCACCGACGAGCTGGCCAAGCAGGGCCTCGACTTCGAGGAGGTCATCGATCAGCGCAAGCGCGAGCAGGAGTACATCACCGAGGCCGGCCTGATGATGGGCACCGACCTCACCGGCGACCAGGGCGGCAAGGGCATCGCCGCCGGCGCGGAGAGCGACGTCACCGAAGAGGGTGCGGGAGCCGCAACGGGCGGCGCGGCCAAGCCCGCTGCGAAGAAGAAGGCGGGTGCCAAATGAACCACCTCGCGCTCGGCCGACGCGCCTACGAGGGGTACTGCCGCGCAACGGGTGGCGTGTCCCTGGTCTCGGGGGCGAAGCTGCCGGAGTTCCACGAGCTGAGCGCCCCGATCCGCGACGCCTGGTGCGTCGCTGCGATCGATGTGGCGCTGGTCACGTTGGAGCAAGGCAAGCAGATTGCCCTCGAAGCGGTGCGAAAAAGCGCCGAATACGCTCTAAAACTTGCCCAGCAGCCCGGATTTGACACGAAATCGGCCCACGAAGGATAACCCTCTCGCGATGTCCAAGCACCCGCTCGTCCCAAACCGTTTCTCCGGCGTCCTCAAGGAGATCTCCGCCGCCGCCGCCAAAGCTGGCGTGAAACCGGAGCTTGACGAGCGCGGTGTGCCGAAGAAGCTGGGCGAGCAGTTCCGCCGCAGCACCGTGGACAAGTCCAGCGGCTTCGATAAGGACGCTGGCACCGTCACCATGGCCTTCAGCTCGGAGACGCCGGTCGACCGCTGGTACGGCGTGGAGATCCTCTCGCACGACAAGGGGGCGATCCGCACCGGCCGCCTCAAGGGCGGCGTCTCGCTGCTCTTCAACCACGACTACGACAAGCAGCTCGGCCGCTCCATCGCCTGGGAGCTGCGCGACGACAAGACCGGGCAGATCACCGCCCGCTTCGGCCCGAGCCCACTCGCCCAGGAGAAGATGGCCGACGTCGAGGCCGGCATTCTCGTCGATGTCAGCTTCGGCTACATCGTGCACGAGTGGGAGATCACCGAGGACAAGAACGGCGTCCGCACCTACCTCGCCGTCGATTGGGAGCCGCTCGAAGTCTCGCTGGTCACCGTGCCGGCAGACCCCACCGTTGGCGTCGGCCGTGGCGCGGAGCCCGTCGCCGTCAAGGTTCGCAGCTTCCGCACCCTCGGCGATGACCCAGCACCCACCGACGCAGCCGCCCGCGCCGCCGAAGACGACGAGGACGACGACGATCCCGATGACGAGGACGATGCCGACACCGGTTCCGAGTCCGAGCGCTCGGCCGACGCCACGACTTTAGAACCGCCCGCACCACCCACTCCAGCAACAAAAAGGACAATCACCATGGCAGAAGAGACCGTAGACCTCGCAGCCCAGAATGAGACGCGCAAGGCAGGTCTGCGCTCCCTCCACACCGCTTACCCGGAGGCCTTCGGCGCTCGCGCCCTCGAGGCCGCCATCGCCCTCGATGTTCCCTTGGCCGATGCCAAGCGCAGCATCGCCGACCGCATCATCGCCGACGCCGAAAAGTCCGAGGTTCCAACGCTGGGCGACGACACGTTCGGGCGCATGAGCGCGAAGGAAATCCGCAATTACTCCATCGCTGCGGCCTATCGCGCAGCGGTCAACCGCACCAACCCGGGCACGTTCCGTGGCAAGGAAGAGGGCGGCTTCGAGCGCGAGGTCTCCGAGTCTCTTCTCAAGGAGGCCGAGGCCAACGGTGTCCGCACCCTGGGTGCCGGCATCGTCATCCCCAGCGTCACCAACAAGCGACTGTGGCAGGCCCAGCTGGAGCGCACCATTACCTCCGGCGGCAACGCTGGAACGGCGTCGAACTTCACCGTCGTCAATCCGGACCCCATCGAACTGCTCCGCACGCAGACCGGTTGCCTGGCGCTCGGCGCTCGTATGCTCACCGGCCTTCACGGCGCGATGCAGATGACGCGCCAGAATGCTGCGGCCAGCAGCTCCTGGCTTGCTGAATCGGCTGGAGTGAGCGAGTCGGATCCCGCCTTCGACTTCTTCACCATGAAGCCGAACCGCCTCAGCATCGCAAACGCCTACACGCGCGACTTCCTCGCGCAGTCGGACTTCGCGATCGAGTCCATCCTCGCCGACGACCGCCGTGAGGTTCTCGGCATCTCGCTCGACACCGCAGGCATCGCCGGTTCCGGGGCCGCGCCGATTCCGAAGGGTCTGTTCAACTACACGGGCCTCGGTGCACTCCTGGCGGGCGCGACGCGCAGCGCCACCACCGGCGCAGTGACTGCTGGCGCCGGTGGCGTCCCGCTCACCTACGTCGATATCACCCACATGGAAGGCGGTCTCGGCACCGGCAACGCTGGCCAGCTCGGCACCCCTGCTTGGCTGACCACCTTCGGCATCCGTGCAGCCTTGCTCAGCACGCCGAAGATCCCCGGCACCGCGACCGAGTTCATCTGGCCGGACTCCCCGCTGAACTCGCTCGGTCTGCAAGCTGGACCGCGCGGCTACCAGGCCAAGTGCATCACCAATACGGCGCTGACTGGCTTCACTGCCAACAGCGTCTCGGGTTGCCATGCTGCGATTCTCGGCATCTGGAACCAGATGCTCATCGGCGACTGGGGCCTGTCCGAGGTGATCGTTGACCCGTACACCGGTGCAGCGAACGCCACGATCAACATCACCGAGCACGCCTTCTACGACATCAACTTCCGCCACATCGCTGCCTTCATCGCCTGCACATCGGCGGTCCCCAGCTAGGCCACCGACACACCCGCGAAAGGGGGTGAAGCGAATCTGCTCACCCCCCATTTTTTGAGGCAACACCGTACCACGATCTCAGCCAGGAGACTCCCACATCATGCGACTTCTCACCTTTGCGGCATCCGCAGCAGCCTTTGCCTCCCGCTATCCCAACCCCGGTGGCACCGTGCCCGGCACCGTCGACCTTCAGGCCGCAGCGGCTAAGGCTGACAAAACTGAGCCGCTCGCCCTCGAGGCCTCCGCATTCCGCGGCTTTGCACCGGGCGACAAGCTCGTCTGCGTCAAGGCCACCACACCGTTCTTCGTCGCTGGTGAAGTCGTCGCGAAGGGAGACGTGATCGAGGTCACCGCATCCGAGGCCCGCTATCTCAAGTCGACCAACAAGGCTCACGCAGCCACCGACGAAGAGATCGCAGCGGCCAAGAAGGCCAAGTAGCTGATGCCCGTCTTCGGCCAGCGCGATCTGCGGGCGTTCTTTCGCCCGATGGGCGTGCCGGTCGCGTTTGGCGGGGTGTCCACGTATCCCGACGACGGTTCCCCCGTCATGGGCCTGCTGGACACGCCGCTGCAGATCAAGCTGCAGGACGTGGGGATCGGCGGAGCGCAGGTGGAACTGCCTGAGCTCCGCCTGCCCTTCAACGCCTTTAGCCCGATGCCCGCCAGTCGCGACACCGTCACCGTTGACGGCACCGACTACACGGTATCCGCACCCACGGCCGAGGACGATGGCGCCATCCTCTGCTACCAGCTGAATGACCTATGAGCCAGGCAACCGGCCAATCCGTCCAGTCCGACATCCTCGACGCCGTCGTTGCGGCGCTCGGTGGGCAGGCGCAGAACGTCTGGCGGACGCGCTTCCGGCCCTTCGGAGCCGAGGAGCTGCCGTCCGACAACGTCGTGCCCGAGGACGTCCAGGACTTCTACGAGGCCAACGACGACCTCGACCGCAAGCACCGCTTCGTGGTTCGCCACCTGGCTGCCGCGACCGACGCGGTGGACAAGGCGGTGGATCTCCGCTACGTCCGCGCACAGAGGCTGCTGCTGGCCGACCCCACGCTCGGCGGCCTGGTGCGCTACACCCGCGAGATCGGCTGCAAGTGGGAGTTCGAGAGCGCCTCGAAGGACACCGTCGCGCTCGCAGTGACGTACGAGGTTGAGTTCAGCACGTCCCGGTCAGACCCCAGCGTCCCCGGATTTTGATTCAGGAAAAGGAGCAACACCCCATGTCGACCAAGGTAGCAGTACTCGATTTTGACGCCCTCGCGGTCCTCGCGGGCCAGCTCGGCACCACCCTCCACTCGCTCGAGGCCTCGGGCGCAACCGACGAGCTCCGCGAAGCCACCGGCGAAGAGATCCTCGCGGCCATCGAGGCCTGCGGCGGCACGGCCATCGTCGAGCGCGACCCGGAGACCGGCGACATCATCTCGATCTCGGCAACAGGCCAGCGGCCCCTCTTCGATGAGATCGACGGCGACGAGCGCGGCGGCGTGATCTCGCAGATCGACGCGGCCGCCAAGAAGCTCACCGGCGACCTCGCGCAGACCAGCGTCACCACCAACATCGCACTCGTCGGCGCGACGACGACGTCCAGTGCGTCGGTCACGGTGGCCAGCGTCACTGGCCTCGCGGTCGGGCAGACGGTCAGCGGCGCGGGCATCCCCACCGGCGCCACCATCGCTGCGGTCGGATCGGGGGCCTTCACGCTCTCCGCGCCCGCCACGGCCACGGCGACTGGCGTCGCGCTGACCATCGGCGGCGAGATGCAGGTCATCGGCCTGGCCGAGTGGACGCTCGACTGGAAGCGCAAGACGGCCGAAGCCACCACCACCGACGACTCCGCCTACGAGTCCTCGCTGGGGTCGACCGCGAGCTGGAGCGCGAAGGCCAAGTACATGTTCCTGGTGAACGAGGCCTCGCAGGCCGCGACGATCACCGCGGCGATCACCTCGCCGCAGTCGCCGCAGCTATGGAACTTCTTCCCGGACATCAACGCCGGACACCCCGCCTACAACGGCTACGCCTACATCGACGGCATCACCATCGCCGCCGGCACGGGTAAGATCGTCGGCCTGGACGTCAGCCTCAAGG